ATAGACCTGGATGAGGCGCCCTTCTGATGGCTGCGACAGTAAATTCAGAAGCCCGGTTTACTGTCGCAGTTACTGTCGCAGTCGTTAACCAAACGGAATGCGACAGTAAATTTTGCCTAAGGGAGATTTACTGTCGCAGGGGTTGTGCCAGTAAAATGAGCGGGAAGGAGTTACTGTCGCAGGGTGGGTTTTGGGCCATAGGCTTGGCCCCAAAAAACCCAGCAACCCGGTGACTGAAGAAGGAAGCAGATTTTCCTAAAAAAAAAAAAAAAAAATAAACAGTAGCTGAGTAACAGGTAGCAAAGGAGCAATGTAAGATGTTGCTGAGGGATGATCGGATTGGCGGCCTAGAGGCGGCGGGCCGCGCAACAGTAAACGCGGGACCCGCTAAAGCGGGGGGCCCTTACGGGCCCGCTCCCGCGTTTACTGTCGCCGCGGAACCGAATGAGGAGCCGAATGATGGCTAAGGCAGGTGGTGGCCGTGGCAGGCCGCAGAAGAAGGCGCCCAGTCTGGCGCATATGGCAATTCAAGCATCGCCACGGGATTTGGCCCGGTGGCGGAAGGCATGGGAGATTGGACCAGAGATGCAATACATTGGCTGGAGCGACCCGCTCCCAATGCCCCCAGGCGGAGCATGCAAGCCCTGCGGGGGCGGCATCCGTTTCTGGACGGAATTGGGACAGCCCCACCTGGGCTGGAGGTGCTGCAACTGTCACCCCGCCCCCGACATGATCAGGATCCGGCACTTTACCCTGGACGATCCCGTGGACGCCGCCGAGCGTGACGCGATTGCCGACGAGGCGCCAGAAAGAAACCCGACCCCAGCCACGGGCGTATGGCTGGACTGACAGGAGAAACGACATGACCATTGGACACAACAGCAGCGTCAACACCGACACGGCCAAACGCCTGCTCAGCATCATTGAGCGGATTGAAGCCCTGGAGGCCGAGAAGAAGAACTTGGCCGAGGACGTGAAAGACATCTACCGGGAGGCCAAGTCGGCCGGCTTTGACGCCCCCACCATCCGGCTGATCATCAAGCACCGGGCGGAGGATGAAGCCAAGCGCGAAGAGCGCGAGGCCCTTCTGGAAACCTACATGGCTGCCCTCGGCCAGCTGGCAGACACGCCGCTCGGCAAAGCCGCTACGGAGCGTTTCTAATGGCACAGAAGCCCAAGCAGCCACCCAAGGCACCCATGCCCTCCGCAGCCCCTCCGGTGGCCACCCAGGCCCGTGCGGAGAGCCTGGAGGACGTGGGAGCGAATTGGATCATCGTGGCCGTCAGGCCCAATGGCAAAGGCGAGTGGGAGCCAACTATGCCCTACGAGCAGTGGCGCGTGCTGAAAGACATGCGCGACGATGGGGCGCTGGCAATGACCCAGCGCCGTGACCCCGCCGGCACCGTGCTGCTGGCCAAGCTGAAGGTGGATTGATCATGGATAAGATGGAAATTCTCAAGCTCGCCCTAGCCCACGCGCCAGATCCGAAATCGGCCATGGAACTGGCCCGCGAAATGGAGGCATTCCTCAAGGGACCGCCCCCAGCACCCAGATGGGTGGCGGAAACCATAACCGCTATGAGCGTGCCTCAGCCCAAAACGCCGGTAAAACCCGCCAACTACCGACGTTCCTGGACGCCAAACGAATTGGCACGCCTCAGAGACTTAATCCATGACGGCAAGACCATCGTCCAAATTTGTGAAATCATGGGAAGGTCACACAACTCAATTGAAACCGCCATAGATCGCCTTAACCGGGGGGAATATGTGACGCCCACCCAGCAGGTGAACGCCGGCGCATTCCCAGGGCACACGTCATGATCCTCGGGATTGACCCAGGCCTCAATGGCGCCATCGCTTGGGTAGCAGATACCGGCCACCTAATCAGGGTGGCCGATATGCCGACGATTGAGGTCAACGGCAAAAAGAAAGTCAGCCCCCAGATACTGGTCAGCATGCTGGAGGAGCATGATGATCTGATCAAGATGGTGGCGATTGAAGAGGTTGGCGCCATGCCCGGCCAGGGTGTGACCAGCATGTTCAATTTTGGATATAGCGCCGGGATCCTGGCTGGCGTCTGCGCTGGACTAAAGCTGCCCGTCAGCCTTTATCGCCCGGCAGTCTGGAAGCGCGCCGCCGGCGTACCTGCAGACAAGGGCGCCGCACGGCAAATGGCTCAACGCTTCTGGCCAGGGTGCCGGGATTTTGATCGCGTGAAAGACGACGGCCGCGCAGAGGCGGCCCTGCTCGCCCGGTGGGTGGCGCTGAAGGAGAAAGCAAATGCGTAAACGCGCAGACTGGGGATCAGCCGTGCTGGCCCTGTTGCTCATCATGGGCTGCAGCTTTTTCGGGACAATGGCCGCGGGGATAATCCTGCTGCTGCTCTTCACATAGGAGGAAACAATGAATGAAGAACTCAGAACTCCCAGGCTTAGGGTCATTTCTAATGACGCTGATCCTCGTGATCTTGACCTTGATATGGCTGATCTCATGCGTCACGTCAGCCGAGCAGAAAAGCTCTTCAAGCGCATCCAGCCAAGCAACCTGGAATATGAGATAATCCGCTCAAAAGAAGCAAACCGCGAAGCGCGCGCATTGCTGGGGCTGGACTAAATGTTTCCCGTGAAACCTTTAGACCCCGCCCTGCTGGATCGGTTGCTGAACAGCCCCCGCGCCCTGCGCTATCGGCTGCCGCACCTGCATGACCGCGCAAAGCAGGATCTGGCCGCCAGAGACACGTTAGCCCACCAGCGCACCATGCTGGAGATCGCCAGGGTTGAACGCGAGATAGATCGGCAGGATGCCCTGCTGCAAAAAGCCTTGCAGGCCGAACAAGCCTCGGCGTAGGGTGGATGCGGCGCCCACGAGCGCCGTTCTCCTGTCCCAGACTACTACCCCCGGCACACCGCAATCCCTGTTGCCGGGGGGATTTTCCCTTAAAACATAAAAAGTGGTTAAGTATCTCATTTTTGTCTTGTAGCGTTTTGCGACAGTCTATAAAAGTCTCCTCAAGGCAATAACGCCGAAAGACAGGAGAAACTAAGATGCTTGATAACCTTTCCACCGCCGACAAATACGCCACCCTCAAGGCTCGCATTGACGAACTCGAAGTTGAGCTGAAAGCCGTGCGCGACCAAATCGTTGCCTCCGGCGCCGAAACCGTGACCGGCGAATTTGCTGACATCAAAGTGAGCCTCTCCGAGCGCGCCACCTTTGATCAAACCCTCGCCAAGTCCTACCTCACCGCCGAGCAAATCGCGGCCTGCACCAAAAAAAGCGTGGTCACCACGCTCCGCGTCAAAGCCAAAACGGCGGAGGGCTGAGGGGTGATCAAAACCCGCATCAACACCAGCGCCAAGCACCTATCAAATTTGATGGGTGCCTTGGAGCTGCACGTCAACGATCTTGCTGAGCTTGCCGGCGTACACCGCGCCACAGTCTTCCGCTGGCTGTCCGGGCAAACCAACATCCCCGTATCGGTAATCCGCATGCTTGAACTCATGAAAGATGAACAGAATGTCTGAAACCATCTGGGGCTATTGGCTTGACCACGAGGGCGGCACATTCATTGAGTTGCCCAAGCTCCCCCTCACCCGCGCCGGCTTCACCAAGCCGCCATTCCATGTCATCCGGCCAGATGGCAAGGTGCTGCTGGTGGTGGAGCTTCAACCGAAACAGGAAACATCATGAACACTCTCACACTGCCAGAGAATGGGGATCTGCACGTTATCCCCGCCACCGAGATAAAACCGCACATCAAAAGCCCCAGCTGCTGGTGCGCGCCATCAGAGGAAGAGCCCGGCATCTGGCTGCATGGAACAAGGGGAGGCAACAAGCCTCCCTCCTCTCCAAAGAAATAAACATAAAAAGTGGTTAAGTATCTACAGAAGGGGGTTGTAGCGTTTTGCGACAATCTATAGAAGTGTCTTCAAGGCAATAACGCCGCCAAACAGGAGATACCAACATGACCATCACCGAAACCTCCCTCTCAGTGTTCCTCGCCTACGCCCGCGATGCCGGCAACTGGAGCGGCACCCCGCTGGTCGGCGGCAACGTCGGCGGCAGCAAGGAAGAGCGCGGCAACCTCACCCAACTCAAGCAGGCCGGCTTCATCAAGACCTTCAACGACGGCGCCGACACCTGGATTGATTTCACCGCCGCCGGCCGCTCCCTGGCCGCCCAGCACGGCATTAACCTCTAAAACAAAAAGGGGGCTACGGCCCCCACCCTCACAGGAGAAACGAAAATGGACATCAATTTCAAAATTTCCGCCCGCATCCTCGCCCTCGTTAACAGCGGCAAAACCTTGCCAGAGGCCTTCGACGCAATCCTGGGCCAGGGTGCCTATTCCAAGTTGGCTGGCGAACTCTACGACGCGATGCGAGAAGGCTGAAGATAGGGTGATGGCGGTTGCTTGTTGCGGCCGCCTTCGCGCAATCCAACAACTACGCGCGCGAACCCGTTGATATCGTTTATTTTCCTGGCTTCAGCAAAATGGTTTGCGCTGCAAAAACTCAATCAAATCAGCTTTTTCTTGTGGCAACTTCAAGCAGCGCATACAATATGTTGAACCCAGGGGTGGACCATGATCAAAGACCTGATTGAGCGAATGTTTGGCGCCCGCAACGCGGCGCACCTTGAGCATTGGAAGACCAAGTCATATGCCCAGCACAAGGCGCTGGGGGGCTACTATGAAAACGTCATCGACAAGCTTGATAGCCTGATTGAAGCCTACCAAGGCGCTTTTGGGTTGGTGAACTTGAGCGAGACAGACGACATCATCAAACTGATCAATGACGAGCTGCTTTGGCTGAACCAAAATAGGGAAGCCATCTGCAAGGGCGTGCCGGCGCTGGAAAACATCTTAGACGACCTGACCGCCTTGCATATGACCACGCTTTACAAGCTTGAGAATTTGAAGTGAAGAAGCCAGCAATTGAGCGCAGAAAAGTTGGCGCGCATAGCGCCGGCAGGGCGCAATTGTATGACCGCGAAAAAGTCATGGATCATATCTGCAGCCAATTGGCTCTTGGTAGATCTTTGCTGAATATCTGCGACAACGATGAGGGCATGCCTGACCATCTGACAGTCCGGGGTTGGGTGCGCGACGATAATCCCGCCGGCACGCGGCAACGCTATTTGTCTGCGCGCGAGGTTGGCTTTGCCAGCATTGCTGAAGACATCATCGACATGTCTGACAAAACCCATGAATGGGTGATGGTGCAGAAAACTGATGCCAGTGGCAATCTGATGTACGACGGCAACATGCCGATATTAGAGCGGCGCCTGATGCCTCTCAGCGCTGATGTCGTGGCTCACAAGCGGCTACAGGTAGATACGCGTAAATGGTATCTGTCTAAGGTGCTACCCAAGATCTACGGCGAGAAGACAATCTTGACCGGCGAAGATGGCGGGGCGATCAAGATTGAGACAACGCACCTGAAAGCCTTGTCGGACGCTGAGTTGGCGCAGATGCAAGCGCTGTTGATGAAAGCCGCGGGCAAGAAGGGATGAATGTCCCGTTGACGCCCGAGGTTATGCTGGGCCTCATTGAGCGCGAGCAAAAGCGCCGGGCTGCTTCCGCGTCACTGTACGAGTTTGTGCAGCAGTCCTGGCACGTTGTTGAGCCCGGCGTCCCCTTCATCCCGTCCTGGCACATAGAAGAGATCTGCGAGCATCTGGAGGCCATCACCGCCGGCGAGATCCGCAAGTTGCTGATCAACATTCCGCCGCGCCATTCCAAATCCACTATCGTTAGCGTGATGTGGCCAATGTGGGAGTGGCTCACGGATCCGTCGCACAAATATCTCTGCGCTTCCTACTCCGGCACCCTCTCCATCCGCGACAACCTGAAAGCGCGCCGCCTGATCCAATCGCCTTGGTATCAGGAGCGATGGGGCCACATGTTCAAGCTTGCCGGTGACCAGAACGCCAAGCAGCGTTTTGAGAACGACAAGACCGGCTACCGGCTGGCCACGTCAGTTGGCGGCACAGCCACGGGCGAAGGCGGCTCACGCCTGATCCTTGACGATCCTCACAGCGCCCAGGAAGCCCAGTCAGACGTGATCCGCGACTCGGCTCTGGAATGGTTTGACATGGTCTGGTCAACCCGGCTGAACGATCCCAAGAAAGACGCGATGGTGACCATCATGCAGCGCCTGCATGAGCGCGACATCAGCGGCCATATCCTTTCCGACATTGGCGGGTGGGAACACCTCATGATCCCGGCCGAGTGGGATGGGGTCCGCCGCAAGACCAGCCTGGGCCCCTACGATCCGCGGCAGCGCAAGGGTGAACTGATCTGCCCGGAGCGGTTTGGCCAGAAGGAAATCACCGAGCTAAAGCAACTCCTGGGCAGCTATGGCACCTCGGGCCAGCTTCAGCAGGATCCGGTGCCGAGCGAAGGCGGCATTCTCAAAACCAAGGAGTTTCAGCTTTGGCCGGCCGACAAGGGCCTGCCGCAGTTTGAGTACATCCTGCAATCGTATGACTGCGCCTTCACCGAGAAGACCAGCGGCGACCCCACCGCCTGCTCTGTCTGGGGCATCTTCAGCCACAACAGCCAGCGCAACGCCATGCTGATTGACGCCTGGGACGAGCATCTGTCCTACCCCGAGTTGCGGTCCAGGGTGATCAAGGACTGGTCAACTGAGTATGGCGGCACCACGGTCAAGGATGGCCTTCGCACCGCCCGCCGGGCTGACCGGATCCTGGTGGAAGCCAAGGCGTCTGGGCAGTCGCTGCTGCAGGATCTGCGCTTGGCCAAGGTGCCGGCCATTGGCTACAACCCAGGCAACGCCGATAAGATCAGCCGGGCGCATCAGGCCAGCCCCACGCTGGAGATGGGCTTCCTCTGGCTGCCCGAGAGCGGCAAGAACCGAGGGCAGCCGGTGAGCTGGGCCCAGCCCTTCCTGAAGCAGCTGGCCAAGTTCCCGGTGGCCGAGCATGATGATTATGTGGACACGTTCAGCCAAGCCGTAATATACCTAAAGAACGAAGGGTGGTTCGATTTGCCCCAGGCCCGTGACCGGGACGAGCCGCGGCAATACAAGCGCGAGAGGGTGAACCCTTATGCCGTCTGACTCTAAGTCCAAAGTGAACGCCGCCGGCAATTACACCAAGCCGGGCATGCGGAAGAAGCTCTTTGAGAGCATCAAGGCGTCTGCCGTCCAGGGCACAGGAGCGGGCGAGTGGAGCGCGCGTAAGGCGCAGCTGTTGGCAAAGAAGTACAAAGAGAAGGGCGGCGGCTACAAATGAAGGCGCCGCAGAAATCGCTGAAAGCCTGGGGCGATCAGAAGTGGCGGACAAAGTCTGGCAAGCCCTCGTCTGAGACTGGCGAGCGCTACCTGCCCGAGAAGGCCATCAAGGCGTTGTCCCCGCAGGAGTATGCTGCCACCACCCGCGCCAAGCGCGAGGGCAAGGCCAAGGGCGAGCAGTTTGTGGCGCAGCCCAAGAAGATCGCGGCCAAGACCGCACGGTATCGGAGCAAGCCATGAGCAACCGCGTTGATAAAGACAGCATGGCCTGCAACAAGCCGCGCCGCACGCCGAGCCACCCCACCAAGTCGCACATCGTGAAGGCGTGCTACGATGGGAAGCAGGAGATCAAACGCTTTGGGGAGCAGGGCGCCAAGACCGCCGGCAAACCCAAAGAGGGTGAGAGCGAAGCTAAGAAGTCCCAGCGCGCCAGATTCAAATCGCGTCACGCTGCCAACATCGCCAAGGGGCCCAGCAGCGCGGCCTATTGGGCCAATAAGGTGAAGTGGTAATGTCCGGATCCCTTCCGCTCCCGCCTCGGCCGCCCCTGGATATTATGCGTGAGCTGGAGCGCCCGACGCGCCGCCCCCGCATGCAAGAGTTTGACGTGCCTGCTGCCCTAGCGGCCGAGCAGCGCAAGTCTGCAAGCCGCCAGTCTCTGCCGCTGCCTCCCATTCCTCCGGCTGTGGCACCTCCCCGAACAGCCGGGGAAAGCGCAGAGGCTGGCCCCCCTCGTGTATTCCCCGGCGAGACTGCCGGCGATGCCGTGCCGCCGCGCATTGGATCCGTGTTGCCCGCCGACAATCCTTGGGTGTCAGAGGCCATCAAGCTGGCCGAGAAGTATAACCTGCCGCGCGACGTGTTCCTGTCGCTGGTCTACCAGGAAAGCAAATTCAACCCCGAGGCCCGCAGCCGCCGGGGTGCCTATGGCCTGACGCAACTGATGCCCGGCACCGCAGCGGATCTGCGTGCTGACCGCTATGATCCGGCGCAGAACCTTGATGCCGGCGCCCGATATCTGCGCCAGCAGATTGACCGCTTTGGCAGCCTGCCGCTGGCCTTGGCCGCCTACAATGCCGGGCCCAACAGGGTTGCCCAGGCCGGCAATCAAATCCCCCGAATTACTGAAACGCAAGATTACGTTAAGAATATCATGAGGCGTGCTGGCGTTGAGGGCTACGCCGAGGGCGGCCGCGTGCGCGAGAGCCTGATTGACATGGAGGACCGCTACGCCGACGCGCCGACAATCCGGTCTGCTGATGAGGAGTATGATCGGCGCCTGCTGGAGCGGGATCCGCTGATTACGCCGGCCTCGCGCCTGGGCGTTGCTGGTGTGCCGGTGCCTCGTGGCGGCCGTGTGTTCTACCCAGGCAATGCGGTGTCGCCATTTGAGGCGGCGGCAAGCTTGATCCCGCGCCTTGAAGACGTGCAGCGCGGCATGCTGAGCGCCATGGCGGGGATTGAGATCCCCGAGGGTGGTCGGATTGTGCAGACGGAAGCAACCCAAAGCGGCTACGCCATTGAAATGCCAGACGGGCGCTTGATTGATCCTGCCGGCCGCCAAGGCCGTGACGTGCGAGACTTCGCGGCTACCACGCGCCGGTCTGCTGTGCTGCCTGTGGGCCAGGATGTGGACACGGGCGAGACATCTCTGGCGGTGCCTGGGGCGCTGGATCTGCTGCCCATGGCTGGGGTGCAGGGTGGCCCGGCGCAGACGCTGGGTGCGGGTGTGGGGCGCCGTCGCGCCTTGGGGACTGCGGAAGAGATCTTGGCGGCGCCTCGTTCAGATTTCCCGTATTTGACCGAGCCCATGAAGCTGACCGACAAAGAGCGTATTGCTCTTTTGGAAGAGCCAAAGCCCCAAGGTGTGGGGGCTCGCAATGAGCCTGCCACGGGCTCCATGGATGTCATGGCCAATGAGCCTGTTGTCTTCCGTGGGCGCGAGCCAAAGGAATGGTCACCGCAAGATTGGGGTGATTACGGCCGAGAGTATGGCGTTCCAAATTTAGGGCCTCGCTCTAATGACGAATGGCAGAGGTCGCTTGTCGATGTTGATATTGGCAACCGCAGAATTAGCGTGCCCGGTGGCTTAGATACTGATGCGCCGTTCACCTATTATGATTTGCTGCATCTGAAATCCCAAGGCATTGATCCTTCGACAATGCCGCGCGATGTGCATGTTGCATTGCAGCGCCGCATGTTGGCCAGCGTGACGCCTGAGCCTGGGGATCCTTTGGCGGCATACAATGGTTTGATCATGGGTTTTGCGAGCCCCAACAATCCGTTGTTCCCCAACCAAATGGCAATGACGCGGTTGCGTGCGCGGTCTATGGAAGACATTGATCGTTTGGCCAACATGATCCCATGGAAAGCTGGTGATGAAGTGCCCAAAAGCTTGCGGTCTGAATATGACACGCGGATTGCAGAAGCATTTGGCTTAGATAAAGGCCCTGAGAAGGGGAAGGCTGCCAAGCCTGCGACTCCCGCCATTCCGCCATCGCGCACGTTCATTGGGCAGCCTGCGCGCAAAGCAACTCCTGACATTGCGCCGACCATTGGCGGCACGGGCGCCCGAGGTTCTGCTGACTACACTCGCATGGCTGAGTTTGCCCAGATGTTTCGTGAGCGTCCCGACTTCTTCACTTTCCGCGGCGCGGCTGAAGGTGGTGAGGATCTTGCAAATCAGTGGTCAAATTTTGTTGAGCGTCTTGTGTCGCAAACGCCTGGACTTTCAGCAAAGACGGGAAGCTTTGGCGCGGTGTGGCAAGATCCAAGCACTGCTGCCATTTCTGCCATTGACCGGCACATGGCAAACCAAATTGGTGCGCGCATGTTCCGCTCAGATGAAGCGCGTGAGCAATTCTTTGCCAATGTTCTGCAACGCTATAATGAAGGCGTTGGCTTGAAGGGTGATCAAAAACGCAAGCGCATTGAAGATGGTCAAGTGCGCGACATTGATGAAATGCTTGAGCGCGAAGAGGGGCAGACATTTTTGCAGGATCAGTTGCTGCAAGCTGCCGGCCAACACAAAACGCCAAAGTATCGGATTGGCAGAGAGGGGCAGTTAAACCCATCTATGCCTGAACATTTAACGCCCGAGGCCGCACGCTGGGTGCGTGAGCCTGAGAACATGGCGTTGATTTCTGACGCTTATCGTGCGGCGCTATCTGAGAATGCTCGCATGGCGCAACGCGAAGGTTTGGGCCTTTTTGGCAGCCAATGGTTGAATTGGGACCGTATCCGCCGGCGCCTTGAACCGCATGAAAATATGTTCCCTAATTTGACTAATTTGCCGACCATGTCGCTTGAGCAATTGAATGAAGCGCGCCGGGCGCATCGTGCAACGGGCGAAACGGATTACAAGAAAGTTGCCCCAACCACTGAAGAGCAGGCAGCTGCGGCAGCTGTTGGGGAGGATCTTGGCTCTGGTCTGCGCTTGCGGCCGGTTCGCCCGATAGAGAACCCATCACGCCTTGGGTATTTTGCTTTGCCTCCTGCTTATGTGGCGGGTGAAATGGCCGGTGATGAAAAATACGCAAGCGGCGGCTTGGTGAAGCAGCGGGCAAAAAGCTTGCAAGATCTTTACCGTCGGTATGGGGGTGAATGATATGGCCGCCAAGTCCCTCCATGATCTGAACCAGAAGTATCGAGGCAAGCCCAAGAAGTTTTCTGGTGGTGGTATTGCGCTGCGGTATGACCCAGATGAGATTGACCGGATTGTGCAGGAGTTTGCCGAGGGCGGCGAGGTAGAGGCGCCGGCGTTTGATCTTCGCAATCCATATGAAAGCGAATTGGAATTTTTCCAGAAAAACCCAAATGTTTCTGGTATGGCGACTGAAGATAACAGGGTTATCTTGAACCCTTATTCCAATTTGTCTGGCGCAGAACAAAATGCTGTCATTCTTAATGAGCGCGCAAGGTTGGCCATTCGCAATAATTTGGTGCCACCACCAGATTTTGATTTAACGCCAGAGCAAATTGAGGCGTTTTCTCAAATCCAAAATGGGCGCCCATATGGAAACATGCGTCAAATAAGGGAAACAATCGCAGCAAGAATACTTAGTGGGGATCCTTCTGCGTTGAACCCAACAGCGGATCAGATGCACTACGCGCAGCAATTGCGTGAGGCATTAAAGGGTTATGCGCGGGGCGGCGAGGTAGAGGCGCCGGCGGAAACAACGATCAACGGTCAGGAGCATAAGCTGGCCTACATTACGGATCGGGAGGCTGCGCTGCTGAAGGCGCGCGGTGGTTCCGGCCGCATGACGAAGCACGGCATCCGGGCGTATGATGAGGGGCCTGGAGAAGGGCCGGGCAGCGACAACGCAAACTCTATGTCTGAAGCTGCCACTCAGGATGCTGTTGGCGGCAACCAAGGCCAAGGCGCTGGTCCTACGGGTGCTGGCGCTGGAGCTGGCCCTCCAGGCCCCCCCGACTCTAACCCAAATCAAAGCATGTCAAGCGAAGACCCAGAAAACACGCAGGCTGCCGCCAATATGAACACGGCTGTTGCGGCACAGCAGGCTGGGCGCGGTATGGGTATCGCTGATACGGGCGGCGTGGCACCGACTGGCTTCAATGCTGCTCCGGGTATTGCTGAAGCCATTGGCGCCTTGGGGCGCGGCGAAATCGGTTTTGGGCAAGCCTTGGGCTACGGCGTCCAGAGCGCGCTATCACCGCCGGGCGTGCAGATGGGCGTCAATGTTGATGAGATTGGCAACCAGACGCCGGCGGTCAGCGTCAGCGCGCTGGGGGTTGTCGGCGGCTTGATGGGTCTTGCTACTGGCATCCCTGGTGCTAGCGCGATTGGCGGCATGATTGGCAACGAAATCGGCAAAGAATTGGGCCTGGATCCCACGGTAATGAGTTATGAGCCTGGGGTCTTCAACGCGCCGGAGCCCGCGCCGGCATATGGTGCGGCCTATGATCAGCCTTTTGCCCATGGCGGTCTGGCCAAGTTGCATCAGAAATATGCTGAGGGTGGCGAGGTTGAAGGTAATGGCGGCGTAGAGCGGTATGACCCGCGTGAGATTGATGCGCTGGCCAGCGAGTTCATGGCGGAAAGCAACCCGGCTGATTTAATGCAGCGCACAAGGATGATGATGCGCGGCATGAATGTTGGCATGCCGACAAGCGTTGGCGCGGTTGATTTGCCTGAAAATTATCAGCGTTATCCTCGCAATGAAAATGTGTCTTCTTTCACCTCATTAAGGGAAATGCCGATTGAAGATGATCGTTTTGAGCGGGCTCTTCGCACGCTCAACACCGGCATCAATGCAACGCTGGATCAAGAGCGCGGCATTCGTTTGGGGGCAGGCTTGCAGGGGATCCAGAATGCTGGTGACCAAGGCGTGAGGGGCGCTCGTGATCAAGGTATGAGTGGTTACGGTGCCAATCTGTCTGCCGGTTATGGTCCTGTTTCGCTGCATGGCGGGTATCAATCTCAAGTCCAGGCATACTCTGGAGCCAAACCGCAAGACGTTTACATTTATGGTGGCAACCTCAACATTCCGTTAGATGATGAGGGCGCGAAAGCATTGCTAGGGGCGCAGGTAATGTCTGGGCGCCGCGGTAGCGCAGGCGCAGGCAACACTAGCACGTTAATCACGGGCGGTCTTGAAAGGCCATTCCTTGGGGGTACCTTGGGTGTAGATGTTTCCGTGGATCCAACGCTGCGTAACAAGGAAATACTATTTGGCTACCGGAGGGCCTTTTGATGTCTGAAACTCTAAATGATGACGACGATGATCGCGGCGAAACTGTAGAGTTTCTGGACGACAAAAACAGCGAAGTGAGGGACACTGAAGATGGTGGAGCAATCATTCGGCTTGAGAATGAAGAAGAAAATCAAAGCAACCTGGAACACTTTGCGAACATTGTGGAAGAGGTTGATCCGGCGCTTCTCAAAGAAGCGGTAAACGATCTTCTTGAAAAGATAGACCGCGACAAGGAAGCCCGCGAAAAGCGCGACAAGCTTTATGAGGAGGGCCTCCGCCGCACTGGCCTGGGCGATGACGCTCCTGGCGGCGCGCAATTTACGGGCGCCAATAAGGTCGTTCACCCAATGCTGGTGGAAGCGTGCGTGGATTTCTCCGCGCGCTTCATGAAGGAAATTTTCCCGCCCAATGGCCCGGTAAAGAGTAAAATTTACGGCCAAAAAGACAAAGAGAAGGTGGATAAGGCCGAGCGCAAGGCCACCTTCATGAATTGGCAGACCACCGAGCAGATGCCGGAGTTTCGCTCCGAGTTGGAGCAGCTCAGCACGCAGCTGCCGCTGGGCGGTGGCCAGTACATGAAGTTCATGTGGAACAATCAGCACCGGCGCCCCCAGGCCGAGTTTGTGCCGATTGATGACGTTTACCTGCCGTTTGCTGCCACCAACTTCTATTCAGCCGAGCGCAAGACGCACGTTCAGTACATCACCAAAATGGAATATGAGCGGCGCGTTAAGGCGGGCATGTATATTGATGTGGACCTTGGCTACCCGGATGATCCGGAGTTCTCCAAGGCCAGCATCGCCAATGACAAGATCGAGGGCCGCAAGTCCACCAGCTACAACGAGGACGGGCTGCGGACGATCTTTGAGATTTACACGTTTCTGGATTTTGATGAGGGCGTCAGCCCCTACATCCTGAGCGTGGACAAATCCACCGGCAAGGCGCTGGCGCTGTATCGCAATTGGGAGCAGGACGACCCCAACCACAAGGAGTTGGATTGGATCGTCGAGTTCCCGTTTGTGCCCTGGCGCGGTGCTTATCCGATTGGCCTGACGCACATGATTGGCGGCCTTTCTGGCGCCGCCACGGGCGCGCTGAGGGCTTTGCTGGACAGCGCCCACATCCAGAACATCCCCACCCTGCTGAAGCTCAAGGGCGGCCCTGGCGGGCAGACCATCAACCTCCAGCCGACTGAAGTGGTTGAGATGGAGGGCGGCGCGCTGATTGATGACGTGCGTAAGCTCGCCATGCCAATGCCGTTCAATCCGCCGAGCCCCACGCTATACCAGTTGCTGGGCTTCCTAGTGGACGCCGGCAAGGGCGTTGTGCAGACCAGCTTTGAGAAGCTGAGCGACCAGAACCCCAATCAGCCTGTCGGCACGACCATGGCGCTGATTGAGCAGGGGATGGTGGTGTTCTCCAGCATCCACTCGCGCCTGCATAGTTCAATGGCGCGGTGCTTTAAGATCCTGCACCGGATCAACAGCGCCTACCTGACTGACGAGGATATTCAAGCGCACGAAGCTGGCATTGAGATTACGCCAGCCGACTTTGATGGTCCGTTGGATGTTATTCCGGTCAGTGATCCGGCTATCTTTTCTGAGGCGCAACGCTTTGCCCAAATTCAGGCGATTATGCAGCGGGCCGCGAATAACCCAGAAATGTATAATGCTCGGCAGGTTGAGGAAATGTTTCTGCGGACCCTCAAGGTTCCGCCAGATGAAGTACTCAATCCTATTGAGCAAAACGAAAACATGGACCCGGCCAGTGAGAATGTGGCTGCAGCCATGTCTCGGCCAATCTATGTTCTGCCGCAGCAGGACCATATGGCGCATATCATGACGCATATGGCGTTTTTGAAATCCCCACTGTTTGGCGGCAACCCGGTGATCGTGAAGACGTTTCTTTATCCCATGGCGACGCACCTACGCGACCATCTGTTGAACTATTACTTGGTGGAAGCGCACAATGCCGTGGATGAAGCCCAGAAGCAGGGCCTTATTCCTGACGAGGCAACTGAGCAGACCAAGGTCATTTTGCAGGTGCAGCAATTTATTGAGCAGCAGCTTGGCGCCTTCGGCCAAGAACTGGCGCAGATTGATCAGGCTGCCCAGCAGTTTCGGCCGCAGCCGCCGATGC